AGGCGCGCGTCGCCGAACTGGAGAAGAACGCCGCCGAGCTGTTGCAACTGCGCGCGGCGATCACGCACAAGATCCCGAACGACTACCTGCACCTCCTCACCGCGACGGACGAGGACGGCCTGGCCAAGCAGGCGGAGACCATCGCCAAGTTGGTCACCGCACAGCAGCCGCAGGTACCGACGTTCGCACCGAACCCCGGGCAGGGGCAGCACCAACCATCCCGTCCTTCGGGTCGTGAGCAGGGCTTGGCCGAGGCGCAGAGGCGTTTCGGCAAGCCCGCGACCCAATCCTGAAAGGTAACGCCACATGACCGACATCTCGGTCTCCACCACGGCGTTCCAGGTCGAGAAGCGGTCGTGGCTGCTCAGCCCCCACGGCACCGACCCCGGAACCACGCCGTCCATCACCCTCGACGTGTCCGCGTTCACCGCGGCCACGCACTACCCCAACGGCTACCTGATGTCCGGCATCGTGCTCGGCGTCATCACGGCGACCGGCCTGTACGGGCCGTACGTCACCGCCGCCGTGGACGGTCGCGGCACAGCCGCGGGCATCCTGTTCGGCTCGGTGAAGGTGCCGAACCTGGCCGACCTCACCAAGGACGTCGGCGCCGCCATGTTGGTGCACGGCTTCGTGAAGATCTCGAAGCTGCCCATCGCCAACGGCGCGACCGGCGGTGGGTTCATCGACACCGACGGCCAGACCGACCTCAAGCTCGTCCACTTCGTGGCCTGATCAAGGAGACATCAGCATGGCTCTCGTCTTCGACGGTCCGGTCACCCCGGATGCGCTGACCACCTTCGTGCGGGAGGTTCCCACCCCCGCCGACCAGGTGCTGGATCGGCTGTTGCCGAACCGGTACTTCAACAAGAACACGATCGACTTCTCGGAGTTCACCCGCACCAACCGCACCGCCCGCTTCCGGGCCTACGACGGCCGGCTGCACGTCTCCGAGCGCGACACCTACAGCATCAAGCAGGTCAAGCTCCCGCCGCTGTCGAGCTCGCTGAACATGGGCGAGCTGGAGCGGCTCAACCTGGAGATGGCCCGCATCGGCGGCACCGACCTCACGGCCATCGTCAACGCCGTCTACGACGACGCGACGATCCTGACCCGCGAGATCCTCGCCCGCATGGAGCAGGCCCGCGGCGACGTCCTCACCGACGGCAAGTTCACCCTCGCCGGCGAGGGCGGCCTGGTCATGGAGGCCGACTTCGGCGTCCCGGCCGGCAACCTCGTCGCCCCCGGCACCCTGTGGTCCAACGTGGGCGCGGCGACCATCATCGCCAACATCACCACCTGGGTCGACGCCTACGTCGCGCTCAACGGGTTCGCCCCCGGCGGCATGGTCATCAGCCGCACCGTCCTGGGCTACATGCTCCAGAACGCCGAGCTGCGTTCCCTGGCCGCATCCCTGTCCGGCACGCCGAGCCTGGTCACCCGTCAGACGGTCGACGCGGCACTGAACGCCTACGGCCTGCCGCCGATCCTGTTCGTCTACGACTCGGTCGTGGACGTCGACGGCGTGTCCACCCGGGTCATCCCGGCCGACCGGGTCCTGTTCGTCCCCCCGAACGTCGAGGACCTCGGCTACACCGCCTGGGGCGTCTCCGCCACCGCGCTGGAGCTGGTGAACTCCTCGCACGTGGACCTGTCGTTCTCGCAGGCCGCGGGCATCGTCGGCGTCGTCATCAAGGAAGGCCCCCCGTTCAGGGAGTTCACCTTCGTCGACGCCGTCGGCATGCCGGTGCTGGCGAACCCGAAGCTGCTCATGATCGCCGACGTGGCGTAGGAGGAGTGACATGGCCAAGAAGCTGAAGCTCTTCGTCCACGCCGTCGAGCGCGACGAGCAGGGCAACACCACCAACTCGGGGGTCTTCGGCCCGGACGACACGGTCCCGGCCTGGGCGCGCAAGGCCATCACCAACCCCGACGTGTGGGGCGACGGCGAAGACGACACGGACGACACGGAGGGCGACACCCCGGAGCGTCCCACCGGCAACGCCTCCCGCGAGAAGTGGGCGGCCTACGCCGAGTCCCAGGGCGTCGCGGTCACCGAGGACATGAAGCGCGACGACATCGTCGCCGCAGTCGACGGGAAGTGAGTCGATGGCCACGTACGCGGACACCACGGACGTGGCCACCCGCCTGGGTGTCGACTTCGACGACGTCGAGGACGCCCAGTGTCAGGCCCTGCTGGAAGACGTGTCCGAGATCATCCGGGCACGTCTTCCCAGCCTCGACACCTGGATCACCGCGGGCGAGGTCACGGCCGGGTTGGCGAAGTCCGCTGCCTGCTGGATGGCGATGCAGTGCATCACCGTCGTCAACATCGGTGTCGGCACGGCGAGCGAAACCCATCCGGAGCACGCGGTGACCATCGCCGACGCCGCCTCGGTGGGCATCGACCTGCCGGAACACTGGCTCTCCCTGCTCACCCCGGCGGCACGTCAAGCCACCTCGAACGCATTCACCATCACCCCGAGTTGGGACTACTGATGACCGACATCATCCGACTCCGAGACGCCGAGGGCCGGACGCACTTCACCGCCCGCGACTCCCAGCGAGCCGAGCAACTCCTCCGTGGCGGCGCCGAAGACCTCGACCCGCTGAACCCCGCACCGGAAACCGAGCCGGAGGTGACCGATGCGCCCGAACCTCCCGCACAGGGTGACGATCCGGACACCGGGACCGCCGACGGTGGATCCGGTGACGGGCAACGAACGACCCGGTCCGGCCGTCGTGGAAATCGGGGTACCGGCACGGCTGAGCCAGAGCCCGGTGGGGAACATCAGCCAGCAGGCTGAACTGCTCGCCACCCAGAACACCGTCATCTCGTTCTGGACCATCCTGACCGGACCCCGGTCCGGGCTCGCCTCCAACAGTGAGGTCGAGGACGAGGACACGGGCCGGAAGTTCGTGGTCGCCGGTCAGGTGGCCAGACGTCCGGACCGGAACCCGAAGTTCCTGGCCGCGGCAGCGCGGCTCATCTCCGACATGCAGGCGTAGCCGCAGTCACCCTCCGAAGGAGAAGTCATGCCCGCGACCGCGGTGACCGTCAACTCTCTCGACCACAAGACCTCCCTCGTCAAGCCCGCCGCGGTGGCGTGCGACAACGTCAACGGCAACTCCGCGGCCAACGGCGGCACGCTGGTGCTGGAGCTCACCTCAAGCGCCGGCGGCACGGTGACGGTGGCGTTCGCGAACCTGGTCGACGGCCAAGCCGTCGCACCGGTCACCTACACGTTCACCGGCGCCCAGACGCGCCTCGTCGGCGGGTGGCCGGTCAGCGTCTACGGCTCCACCCTGACGTTCACCGCTTCCGTCAACACCATCACCTACATCGCCTACCAGGTGTAGCCATGGGCATCAAGGTCACGGTGTTCCCGGCCGAGGCGATCCGGCAGGCGTTCGAGGCCTCCACGCCCAAGCGGCGGGAGATCGCGGCGGAGATCGCCTCCGAAGCGCGGGCGGACGCCCCCGTCCAGACAGGCGAGTACCGCGACGGCATCGGCGTCCGCAACGAGGGCGACCGGGTGTTCGTCGAGGACACCGACCCCGAGGCCATCTACAAGGAGTACGGCACGTCGGACACCCCGGCGCACGCCGCACTCACCGACGCGGCCCGACGTCACGGGCGCTACAGCGGGTGGCAGCCGAAGGGGTGAGCCGTGGAATCGGATCTCCCCTGGGTGCCCGGTGCCGTGCGGCAACTCCTGCTCGCGGACACGGCGTTCGCCACGGCCAGCGGCAGCCGAGTCTCCACGCGCTCTCCCGGCAACGTCACCAGCGGGCCCTACGCCACGATCCAGCTACCCACGCCGCTGGGCGTGATGGGCGGCGGCGGATACAAGCCCATCGTCCAGATCGACGCGTGGTGCGATCCGGGCGCCGCTGAGGAACCCGAAGCGGTGGTGTGGCGCATCGCCATGCGCGCCAAGCGGGTGCTCGAAACCGCCCGCAACGTGTCGTACCAGACGATGCACTGGTCGGCCCGCGTCATCGACGCCGGACCTCTCCCGCCGGACAAGAGCCGCGGCGACGACAGCCCGCTCTACCGGGCCATGGTCCGGGCGGAACTGACCATCAAGAACCTCTGATCTCCGGTCCGCGATGGGGTAGGCGCCTTGCATCGCGGACCGGTCCTCCCACACAAGCGCGCCGTTCGACTCCTCCAGGGCGCCTACCCACAACCTGGCCCGACAACGGGCATGAGTGCAGGAGGACTGCATGTCAACCTATGCCGACCCGTCGAAGGCCAACGTCTGG